TAGCGACCAAACACCGGCTATGGCTGGCCTAGTATAGATGTACGCTGCGCCACAGTATGGGTGCCCCGCACCGTCAACGCCTTGAGCGCCTACGATAAGAGTGTTGGCGTTTAATCCTATCGAACAACCAAATTGGTCTAGAACAGCGCCATCCGCTGCCGTTATCCTAGAACGCTGGGTGATGGTGTAAGGCACAATCCCTCACGTCACCGTAATTGCTGAAAGTGCGATCCTGGCCAGTTGCGTATCGCCGATAGTCACGTTATTTGCCGGGAAGGTAACATTGCAATCGTAGAGCCCCTGTACGGTCATGATGCGCTCGATCAACTCATTACGGATAACGTCCCCTCCTACACTCAGGCCGTTGATGTAGGAAGAGATATACGCCTTGACCGACGTTGCCACGTCTGTTTGATTGTACCCATCCAGGACGGTGATGTTCGCGGTGACTGTTTGAGCAACAGTTTGTGGAGCCTTGACCTGAACCTGGACGCCAGCCGCACGATAGCCGGGATAGTTGTCTCGGTCAGCGGGATCTCCGTCTATGACCTTCTGCACCTCTCCGATAAGCTGATCGAAATACGAATAGGTCATGACCACGGTGTGTCCAACGGTCAAACCGGCCGGGTAGGCCGACGATTTCAGCTTGATGTGGCCAGACGGGTAGTCGAAATAGTAGTTTGCCACCGGCACGGCACCGCCATTTATCACCAGGGAATACATGGAGACATCATCCACCGGCTTGTGCTGCAAGTAGATGTCTGTCTCTCCGCCAAGTGCCACGCCCCCAGATGGGATCAACGATGCTTCCGAGACAACTGATACAATGTGCTGGGCTGTACCAGCCCCATCGTCGATGTACAATTTGACGAACCCCGGATTGGAGATGTCCTCGACGCATTTGGAGAACAAACACACCTTGCCAGTTGCGGGATCTGTGATGCCATAGGCCGCTGACTCCAAACCGTACGGATGACATCGGGCCAGGCCGAGAATGTGGAGCTTGATTCGATTGCGAAAAACATCGTCCTTTTCCAGGTCCTCTCCATTCGTGATCGATGCCGCATTGCTGACGGTATCGACTCCCGACGGTTTGCCGACAAACGCTGTTATGGTCGCCGGAGAAACGTTGTACTTGGTACCAATATCAACAGCGGAGATGTTGACGGCATTGGAATCCTGGTTCCCGTTAAGGATCGTCCCAAGGGAAGTCGTGGGGTAGATTAGTGCCTCTCCAGCCGTACCGGAAGACGCCTTGACCTGCGACCCAACGGAAATCGTGATCGTCCCAGTCGTGCCAGCCCGAGAAAACACCACCTGACCCGTAGCGGTCACTCCCTGGCGCCTCGTGATCACGTACGGAAGAATCACCTTGGCCCAATCGTCCAGATCTGTTCCAGTAACCTTGTTGATATCGCGATCGTCCAGGATGTCTTCCATCCCTTGCTGGACTTTTTCAATTGCTCGTGCGGATGCCGCAAGTACCTGGAGCAACTGCGAAGTGCTCACGAGATCTGTCAACTCGCTTCTGGCGACAACCTTGTTGACCATGCGTTGGAGGATCACGTCTTTGGTTTCGGCTTGGAACCGCATGTCAACCTCACGTCAATTGGAGTGGAACGATCCTGTTTGTGTCATAGCCCACCGGCTGCGCCACAACGTTACACGTTACGGCGTCATTCACCACCTCGAATGTTGCCGACACAACGCGATGAATTCTGGGATCTGCCAGAACTTGCTTTTCCAGGGCAAAGCGTGCCTCGAGGTACAGCTGGAACGTTGACTTCTGTCCCACCATTGGTGGCAAACCGTCAGCTGGAAACTGAGGATTGGTACCGAGATCCGTTCTCAGGCGTGTCTCCAGGCCCTGAACCAGGTTCGGCAGTCCACTGATGGTCTGGATATCCACCGCCCCGTGACCATCATCGCAGTACCAGTCCCACAGTCCGTTGCTCAACAACTCCAATCGGATGTCCTTGCCCATCAACGTTTCTATCTGACTCCCGCCGGTCCCGGAATTGCCCTGCCCCATGGTTGGGACGGGGGCGACGGCCCGCTGTAGTGGGATGATTATTGGATCACCGATCATCTTGGAGTTGGGGAGCCTCGTGCTTCCGGACAGGAAGGGCGGTCGAAGGTTGTTGATGGCCGCGATGTCGCGCCAGGCGTTTGGATCTCCCAGGTATTTGATGGCGAGTGTTTCGAGCGAGTCTCCACGGTTGACCGCCACCTCCTTGTAGCCAGCGTACTTGCCCCGTAGCATCGCCGGGATTGGATCTGACACCAGCAGCCGTTGTGCGTCGCCAGGCTTGAACCGCGCCGAGAACACGTTCTGTGCCGTCTGCCCGGTAGCCTCAGATGTGGTCTGGATCGTGGTCTTCTCTTCGTCGGTCAGGCGCTTGTTGGGCTGGACTTTGGTGGCATGCTGCATCGCCTTCATGTCCCAGTCGTTTTTGAAGCTTCCACGACAGGCCGTGATGACACCCTCGAGAGCATCCAATCCGTCTGCCACGGACCGCGCAACATCTCGAGGTAGCTGCCCCAGGGCCACAGCTGGACCAACCACGCCCAGCGCGGTTTCAAGGTCACTTGCGAGGCTGAGAAGCCCGGACTTGGTCTCCTGGATGAACCCCATCTCCCCATTCACAAAATCGCTCACGGACGATACGACACGAGACATGTCGCCGAGAATGCCACCGATGTTCGACACGAAACGCTTGAAGTCCCCGACGCATGCCCGTATGTCGTCGATCGTGGACTGGAGGGCCCGCATGTACTTGCGAGCGTCGGCAACGTAGCCCTTGATCCGCTCCCAGATGCTCTTGTCGTCCCCGATCGCCGTCAACTCGAAGGCGTTCAGCTCGCTGGCCTCGCCCACCACCGTCACTTCGATCTCGTATCCGTAAGTTACCCTGTACGGCGATGGATTGCGGATGATCCGGACCTTTCGCGGAACAACCGCGAGATGTAGTCTGTCCTTTAGGACATGCAGTTCCATGCGCGTGTAGGGGGCTGTCTCTGGATCTTTCTTGAGTTCCGAGTAGCAGTCGAAGCACCGCCCGAGCAGTCTCCAGAGGTGCATCTGCCCGGACACCTTCTGTCCCCGGCCCTCCTCCGACGGCAACATGCCCGTGAATGACCGGGCCCCACCGATGAAGCTCGTGTCAGATATCGATTTCAGCTTGAATCCCATTGTGCCAGCCATGTGGATCTGGCCCATGATGATTCCGCCCTCCTCGGCAATCAACCCGCGATCCTGGGCCGACAACTCTACGGCAAAATCCATGTCGTAGCTGTAATCGGTCGGTGCAATCGGAAGGGGGAACAGCGCCTCACCGTCATACTGACCGGTCGGTCCATGGCCTGGCTTCGTGATCAGCTTGAACACGTAGGGAAGGATCTTGTAGAACTCCGTGTCCCCGGTCGATGCTTGGCGGTAGTACTCGAGGATGATGTCGGCAATGTTCGGCATCGTCAGCCCGCTTTCGTGACCGTCGTGTGAGCCGTTGCCAGAGCCCAGCCCTTGGCCGCCACCGAGACAGCCTGGCAAAGCGCCAAGAAGCTCGCCGGAGACACAATCGGCGCCCCCCCGGGCACATAGGGCAACCCCGCCTGGGCCGCCGCCAGGTCAAGCGCATTCATGAGTCCTGCAAGCGCCGTCCACTTGACCAGCATGTCCGGCACGCCTCCCGTTCCTGTCGAGACCACGGACGGAGCCGTGACCTCCACGGCGACTCCGGATTCCACCGTGACCTTTCCGCTTGCCGCGTCGAGCTTGACCTTGGCCTCGAGCCCCGCCGCCGTCTTGGCCAGCACGGTCACCGTACCTCCCGGGCCCAGGTTGGGCAGTTCCGCGCCGGACGGTCCAAGCTCCTCCTTGCAAGCCCCTCGGGCGTCGATCGTGTAGTTCCCCTGCTTGTCCACCTCCACAAGCACGCCGTGGTGCCGCGAACGACGTACGCGACCGTCCTCGTTCTTGGCCATGTGCTTCGCGCGAGGATGGGGGACCATGACAGGCCAGATGAACGGACGGTTGACAAGGCCTTCGAGAAACCCAATCAGGACGTGATCTCCGTCCGTGACCTCGGCCGGAGTCACCTCCACCCCCGTAGTCGGCTGAGCTACTCCCGTTTGGAGCGTTCCGCCCTCCGTGTTTTGGGTCATGGGTCGCGGAATCGCGGTCTCTTCGTCCCACAGGCCATGAACCATCTGGAGTACTGGCACACGGGTCAGGACACGGGATTGTCTGCCGAGCAGCCGCACATCGCATGTGATGCAGGACTGGGTCAACCTCGTCTCCTCATCCGTGTAGTACACGGCAAGGACTACGGCCTCAAAAACCTGCGGGAACAACCGATCTGGAGAACTGCGCACACCGGCCTGGTTGACAAGCGGTCCAAAGGTGCGTGTTTCGTAGCCGGTATCAGTCACATCTGATCCCTGAAATCTGCAGTAACGTAGGCAATGGCCCTGATCAGTTCTTTGTCCGCGCCCTTCCAGCCCCGTGTTACCGTGAATTGCGTGCTGGTCTGTGGCGCAGAGGTACCAGATCTGGAATAGTTGAAATCAACTCCCTCCACATAGAATGTCCAGGCGTCATCCTCCTTGTCCGTGTTGCACAGCTTCAGTCTTTGACCGACCCGCACATCCACCAATGGGAGTTTGGCAGCAATTGTTCCGGACATGAACCACGGATTGAGACAATACCATTCGAGCAACATCCTTTGCCAACGCTTGCGCTCGTCTACCCATCCGCCTGCAGCATTGCTTTCTGAGGCACCAGACGTTCCGGATGCCAGGTATTTGGTGTGCTCCTGAAACGCCTTCAGACCGTATTTCTTGACGTGCTCATACGCCCACACGGGTGGTGCGATGGCAATTTCCTCCATCTTTACTCCGCCAAACCCCTGATCGGCAATGAGCATGAACACGTTGAATCGTTCCATCCCACTTCGCCCGATGCTGACCACCGGACAGCACCACGACGGAACGTCCCACGTCAGCAGGTTGAACCATGGTCCCTCAAAACCGGTGTCGATTATGGGTTGCGCTTCTGTGTAGGCCAACTCTGCTGATATCGTTGGGAACGGTCTCTCACGGATCGAAGCCCGGATCTTTCCGTCGGCAACGCCAGTGTCCTTGTAGCTTTCGTCGATTGCCAGATCGTAGACGATCTCGTTCAGTAGTGGGTTGCACCACTCCGTGATTGTCTGATGGACAAGCTGACCAGCCTGACAGACCAGGTATGGATCATTCGGTGCACCACCACGTGTTGTCCCCTTGGAAACTTCCAGCATGTCTATCAGACCAGACTTTGACATCGCGACTGCCATATCTGCCGATAGTGGCATTCCACCGGCAGCCAGAACACCGAACCTTGCGACGGCCCCTTTCAATACCAAAGATGGGTCGCGACTGACCAGGGCATCCGGAAGTTGCCATGTTGCATACATGGTTCCCTTGCCGAAAATCGCCTGGATCAATAGCTCGAACAGACGTCCGGGAGCGCAAATTGGTTCCACGCGCAAAGTGGACGTTACAGGCCCCTGAACAATCTCCGTCATGGTCCGCACAAAGGCGTTGGAGTAAGTTATTGGAGATTCAAATGGTGCACCGTGGTCACGTCCGGCGAGATGCCATTCCCTCACCGGCGCACCACCGGCGCCCGGTCGCTCAAGATGCACGACATCCAACGGCCCACGACAGAGCGGGATCACGGTTCCGTTGCGAAGGACCATGACATCCACCCAGTCTCCGGGAAGTATCGCGCCGTCCTCGATGTCCAGCTGGTATGGTGGGCTGTCCTTGATTATCGCCTGCCAGCGACCGCTTGCCTCTCCAAGCCGTTTTGCCCAGGTGAAAGATTGCAATGCAGCCTGGGATGACTTCTTGTCCCACAGCACATCGATTGCCGACGTCTTGCGATCCATGAAAATCGGGTCGCTACTGTGTGGGTAGAACGACATCCCCACTCGACAATGGGGTGAGATGTAGCGTTTTCCAAGCTCCGAAACGAGCCCTGGAAACTTGACCTGCGGAACGGTAGAAGCAAGTGACATCAGCTACCACCAAACGCACTGATGATGAATGCCCACAGACCACCTTTTTCTATCCGTTGAGCTGCCTTGTCCACTCCTTTCATGACTTTTAGCATCACGTTTGCCGCGCCCTCCAACTCTCCGGAAAACCGGGCCATGGCCTGCACTGATTTTGCTCCAGCCCTATCCAGGGCCATGAACGTTCCGGCCAGCTGTCCGCCAATCCCTATTTGCTCTGCTTGCAATCCATATCCGGCCTTCGCCAAACCACCAATCCTCGATGCTCCCCTGATTGCCTCCGGTACTACCTTCCCTGATTCGATGTCCGCCTGTGTCATCATTTTGCTGTACTTTTCCCACCCCTCCTGTGACAGTTTGCCTCCCTTGAATTGCTCCATTAGCTCCTTGCCCATTGTGGGCCCCATCGGTGTCCCGGTACCCTGCGTGAAAAATCTAGCGAACAACCCACCAGCCTCCCATGGGCCACGTCCGGCCGCCGCAGTTTGAGCAACGGTCCCCATGATTCTCTCTAATGTTTCCTGTCCTGGACCACCCTCCAATTCTGCAAGAGTTTTGAAATACCCCTCCGTCCCCTGTTCCGGAGTCCATCCAGCCGCACGAAGCATTGCAACTTGCGCTGGAGTCTGAACGCCAGTCATTGCCATGTTGCTGTAGGCTGCAGTGATCCCCCCCGTTACCCTTCCAAGTTGCGCACCCTGCAATCCCGCTGCACGCAAAAACATCCCGGTTTCGGTCATTCCGTGGATGTTAATTTTTAAACCACGATCCTCTGCGCGTTTCCCCTGTTCAACCATGGTTTGTAGATAATCAGCAGCCTGAGAACCCTGCAAACCCATTGCCCGTATTTGTTCCATGACAAGGCCGATACCGGCCGCTTCTCCGCCGCCGCCTGGCATTTGCATCCTATGGAAACCACCGGCCTGCTCTGGGGATACACCGTACAACCTACCAACGGCCATCGATTCACGAAACTGCCCATGCAAGAAACCGCGATTGCTCAATCCCCCACGTGCACCCATAAACGACCCAAACCATTGTTGAGTTTCCTCCGGGGAAAATCCAAACGGAACACCGAATCCGGCTCCCGGAATACCCATCACGTCCTGTCTGAGCTTGACCGGTGTTGCCCTTAGTGACTTTTCTTCCTCCTGCATCAGTTTGTTGTACTTCTTTGCCTCTGCATCAGCCTCGCGCCATTTTGCCTGTGCCGCTGTCTGTTCTCCCCTTGCGGGTCTTGCCCAAAAATGTCCAATGTCATCATATGTCCCCCCCCTTGCCGCTATAACCCGCTTGGAGCGTGGTGGAGCATAATACGGACTGCCTTTCGCGTGAAATCCGCCACCCGCCTCGGAGTACTCTGCCTTGCCCATGCCCCCCTCTGGCGGCTCGAAGTATCCACCAGCGGCCCTCGCCCGATCATCTATTTGCGATATTGCAACCTGCGCCCTCCACGCCTGCCTTTCGGCATGCCTTTGCTTCTCGTACACCCCGATATATCTGTTCTCCGCCGCCACCCTTTCTGGATTTGTATATAGCGATCCAACAGATCTCAAGTCTGCATATGGAACATTGGGCAATTTTGATGCAGAAAACTGCATCGCTTGCTGATAGTACCCCTGGCCCGCTTGAAGGATGTTGGCCAAACCCTGCCCAACCCAGGGGATCGCTGACAATGCACCCGCCATCCCACCAACTCCGGGGGTAAGAAACATGCTCGAAGCAGCCCCCATTGTTCTTCGAACCGCTCCCCCAGCCATTGCCCCACCCATTCTGGAAACCATCCCCGGCCCCGAAGGCATGTACTGGGCTATCCCCAATCCCTGACCAAGCCCGGCGACAAACGAAGATCTGCGATGTGCCGTTCTTTCGGTGACCTGGTTGATGTTTTTCAGAACAGATAGAACCGCATCGCCCTGGACCTTTACATCCTTCAGTTCACGAACTAGTTTCTTGTACTCCTTGGTCCCTCGTTCGACCCCAGACATGGCCTTGACGAGGTTTAGCTGCGCCTTGGCCAGTAGGTTGAACTGGTCGAGAAGCTCCTTCGATGTCTTCTTGAGTTCCTTGGGAGATAGCGGAGAAAACGCCTTCTTGCTCTCCGCCGCTATCTTGGAAAGGCCCGAGGTGTCGCTGGAAATCTTGATTCTGGTTTCAAGGTCCAAAATTGAACTCCTTCACCTCGGGCCTCATCATGGCCATCTGCTCGTCGATCCACTTATCCCCGGTTGGTCCGTCGCTCCTTTCGTCCGCCTGGAACGCGTCCTCGAGCGCGGTTAGCCGTTCTGCCAGCTTTCCGTCGTTGTCCCCGTCACCCGTTGCCAACCGCTCCCGGAGTTGCACCATCTCCATGGCCTTGTCGAGGTAGTACTCCCGCAATAGATCGCCAGTGGTTCGCTTCCCGAATGGCCTGGAGTCCTTCCCGTCATACTTCCCATGCCACCACGTCCGGAGTGGATCGTTTTCCGCCGTCTTAATCGCCCACCTTCGAACTCGGTCTGGATCCGCGAAACTCCGCCTCGTGCCGCTGCACCACCTCCCAGATAGCGAGCACAAAATCGTCGTCGGCGATCTTGCCGAGGTCCATCCACTTCGGCTTGTCCGTCAGGCTCATCATGAGCCAGCCCTTGATCCGCTGGATGTGCGCCCGCAGAGGCTCGATGGCCTCGATGGACATCCCGCTGCGGTACCGGGCCGCGATGACGCTTGCCTGCTCCTTCTCGTCTCCGGTCAAGATCTTGTTTGTTACCGTTCCGGACTTCCCCTCGAACTCGACGTGGAACAGGAAGTGTTCCTTGTCGGTCGAATTGCCCTCGGGGATTCCGGAGTCCTCTGCTGCCTGTGCTAAATCCACACGTTACTCCTTACAGGGACGCTTCGCTCTCGTCCGTTTCGCGAATGGCGCGCCACTCGACGTTTCGGCCGGCAATGCCACCGGCCGCCAGGTTAAAACCATGGGTCATGAACTTGACCTTGGTGATCGTCACGATGTTTCGGCTCTCGGCCTTGTCCATCAGCACCAGAGAGTGATCGGGATCCTGGAGCACATTCAGGAGGTGCTCCTCGGCATCCTTCCCGGTCATGGGAACCAGGCCCATGGATTTGTAGGTCGAGCCCACAACCCCGACCGTCCCGATCGTCCCACTCACCTTGTAGCTGATGGGGGCGTACTCGACCGTTTCCAGCGAGTCGATCACGTCCACGTCCTGGTGCTCGTGCACCACGTTGACGGTCACGTTAGTGCCCCAGCCGATAATCTTCCCATCAACCATGATCCGGCACCTCGGCGCCGTGAATGTCTTTCCTCTGACGTTCGACATCGGATCCTCCTTATGCAGCCGCCGAAATGGGCGCCAGATAGAGGTGGACGTAGTTCTTGACGAAGTTGATCGGGATGATCGGAGACATCTCTACCGCTACCTCCATCACGTCGGACAGGATCGTGATCAGTAGGCTCCTCCACCCCGTCAACACCTCGTCCATCAGCAGGTCGAGTTTGTTACGCGCCCGGCCATCGGCCGCTTGAACCGTCCCGGCGAACCCTTTCTCTCCCACCATCAATTCCATCTCTGTCCGAAAGTTGTAGACCGAATAGTTCACGGCCTGGTTCACCGATCCCTCGGTGTACGCGATGTTGGATGTGGAAAGGTGGGAGGTGATGTTGCGCACCCATCTGTTTCCCTTCCCGTCCACTTGCTCGGCAAACATCAGCCCAGCCTCGATCAACTCGTCCGCGTCGTCCTTGGGATTCCAGCTGCTATCGCCGTACATTCCCAGGGTGTTGATGTACTTTCGCGTGAGGCTCGTCCCAACCTCCGTCCCGGCCTGCGATCCGGCAACTAGACAAGCCGCGAAAGGCTCGTTCATCTTTGTCTTGACGCCATCGCTGTCATACCGCTCGCACTGCTGGGCAACCACTCTCAGGTGGCGAGTGTTCAGAGCGATGATCTGCGTCTTGACCTCTGCCTTGGTTGCC